TGCTCTTCGCTTGAAATTTACAGTAAACTTCACCATCATTCGATGCAGCACCAACAAAAACAAAATCAGCATTCACATCGTGAGTTCCTGAATAGCTTAATGTATAGTCGCCTTCTTGTTGCGCTACAAAAAGCAACGGTTCATTCGATTGAATCTGTGACGATGGGTCAACATTCGTTCCCGAATCACTTGAATAATTCGAATTGTTTATTGTCGCACCCGTAAAACTAAAAACTCCAGGACTGAATGATGTTCCGATAAGAAGTTCAGAAAGAATGAAACCGTCCGCATTATTCTTTTGATCCGTTTCGATTGATTGTAAAGCTGCGGTCGCATCATCTATATTCGGCAACACACCACCTTCATAAGCCATTAATAACTTCTTGAACAGTTGCGAATCGAAGAACTCCGAATCGTATGTGACACCAATCTTTTCGAACATCTTATCGACAATCGATTTAAGAAATATTTGAGGCGGAATGTTATCCGTTTCGAATGTGGTTGGTGTTAACCTATCCATTCCGTAATCGATAAGACCATAATAATAACCCTCACCTAACCAATCAGTTCCGGAATAGTTATTGTAATTGACACCGTCTTTTTGAATGACACCCGTCCATGAATTGGTTTGATTCAATGCGGTTAAGTTGTGATTATACTCAGACCATCCAAGTTCCTTAATCTTGTAGTTCTTTAACAATCCGACGATATCGATTTGTTCAGCGAACATCACCATATTGAACGACCATGAACCGTTCTTTTTAATACACTCCTTTAATTGAATGATACCTTCGAACTGAAGTATTCCGTCTTGGTAATATCTCGCCTTTGCTTTTATCGATGGGTCAAAGTTAGCAATAACCGAACCCGATGTCGAATCAGCTGTCGTCAATGCATAAACCGTTGACATTATATTCGAATTGATTCGTGTTCCTGGAAGTGTAATCGTTTTGGAACTCGAACCTTTTCGCGCTGACAAATCTCGAATGTCGCTAATCTGAAACGTTAACGGAAACGGAATCGACTTGTTCAGTTCGACTAATATATCATTTATATATAACTGCATTTATGAAAGTTGTGAAGTATATGAATACGTTCTTGATAGTGTCAATTCTTCTTGAATCAATCCTTCCTTTATCTTTTGCTTCAATGTATATTTGTTCGTTGATACTCGAACCGGTTCAAATACGCCTTGAGTTATTTCAAGATAGACTGAAGGCGATTCAAGTAATGAACGCATTAACCAATTATGCTTTTCTTCTTTGATCCAATCAGTATTGACTTTCATCGTATCGGTCACAGACTTTGTTCCTGAGAATGATGAACCGTTCACACGATTATAATCGAATGTATTTGTATCTGACCAAACACCTTGATTCTTTTGATAATCGAATGTTTTAATTCTTGACGATTCTTCTGAATACTTAGTGAATGAATACGAATCCCAAACACCCAATTTATTAAGCCAATGTAATCGTCTTGATGTATATTGTGAACACTCAGTATCAATGTAGATTTTGAATGACTCAGTCGCCGCCGCACCTTGACCAACACTAACCGTATAATAGTAGCAAGTCGAAAAGTTCGCATCGGTTATAGATGTATTCGCAACAATCGATGTCGGTGAAACGTCTGTCACTAACATATATGCGGCAGTCAATGGATTCGAAAAGGATGAAGCAATAGTCGAACCAGTTACATCATACAATACAACGTCCAAATCTGAAATAGCTGCGGACGTCATAAGCGAACCGACGAACATTGATTCAGTTAGTCCGCAATAATATTTTGATGTTCTCGGAAACAACGTCATGAACAGACAGTCTTGAACTGAATTCAAATCGTAAACAGTATAGTCGTAATCAATCCAATCAGCATGACGAAGTGAACCGTTCGTGACTGTGAACGTTGATGATGTTGCTTCATATGGATCGAATTCAACCGGCGGCGTTCCGTATTTCTCAGTCACCACAACCGAATACGTTGCTATTGCGTTTGTGTATGCCGTATCAAGTGAACCATCCGACACCAATTCAGAATATACAATCGTTCGAAGTATAGCTGAACAATCGAACTTCCCGAAGTTAGCCGATTCAGGAAACACTTGATGATATGAATGAATCGAACCGTTAACAGTTAATGTTATAATGAAACTGAAATTAGCGTTCGCCGTTTCATCTGAACTGAATTCGAACACAACTGGATTCGATGCGGTTGTGTAATCTTGAGGGGAATTTGTAATCGTTACTGACATACCTATTGTGTACGCCTGTATACCTATTCAAATACTGAATTGAATGATGCTGTAACAATCAACCCCGTTGCCGTTAATAAGTCTTGACTGATTCGTTCAAGCATCTCATCGGTCACAACTTTGTCGGTGATATTCTTCGGTTTGATTCCGTATCGTTTAATGTTGACAGCGATTGCATATGCTTGACTTATACTTGCACCCGACCATTCACGAACTGAATTCGCCATCGCTTCAGGAACACCAAGATTCTTGAATGAATAAAGACCATTCGAAACAACCGAACGGATCGGTGACATCGCACCTGAGAATTGACCGACACCGGACACACCATCATCGATAAACTTATAATAGTAATCAGCTTCGATTTGGAATCCATTCTTTGTTGGTATCGGAATAACCGAACCCTTCAATGCTCCATTCTGTGAAGTCGTGTCCTTTTCGATTTGAGTACGAAACGAATCGACAATGTCATTGCCTAATTCAAGTATCAATTTATCATAAGCCGAAACCATTTGTGATTCTGTGAACTTGCCCGTTCCGATTCCTTCACCTTCCAATGCTCTTAATATTTCGCCTTCTGTCATATCTAATGTGTCTACTTGTTTCTATAATCAGCTTCGAACTTTAATCGGAAGTAATTGTTCCAAAACAAAAACGATACATAAGGCATATCAGTTATGTCGTCAACGTCCCGATTCAATTCCTTTGATAAAAATACTATGTTGGTTGTCCATTCGAACCACTCAGAATTTGCAATTCCTTCTTCAACTCGTCCTTCGTTTTCATCATCTGAATCTGATTCTGAGCTATCGTCAGAGCGAATATAGCGTCCTTCAACTTCTGCCATCTGTCCAAAAAAAAAGCGAACACACTCAGGAACTCATCACCTGGAAATTCTCTTTTGAATGCTTCGATTCGTTTCGCGGTTGGATTCATTACGTGATCGTTGTCATCGACTTGGTTGTATTTCATTCCATCCTCAATATATAGAATCGATAGAACTTCATAAGGTGAATCATAAACCGATTCGATTAACTTCATATCAATAACCGCGCCCGTTGTGATATGCTCGAACTCCTTATCGAACACATATCTTTGACCGTCGATGAATACTTCCGCTTTCAATTCATACGGTTGATTCAATATCGTCATGATATGATTGAACGCATCTGTGATTCCTTTCGCATCCGCATTATATAACTTCGGTTTCGATACACCCGAAAAGATTGAAACGACTTGAACCCTGAAGTCAAGTGAATCGGATAATGTGTCCAGGTTGATATCACCCGAAGATAAGAAAACCCACTTCGTCAACTGTTCCGGACTGCAATCTGATAAGCTACTTGGTACTGATATATTCATTTCTATATTTTTTTACTAAATCGTTATCCACAATGTTCGGGATTGTCTTTCGGTTCTACTAAATTTCTTTTTCTGTTTTGGCAACCGTTTTCTTCACAGTAGTTCATCGTACATTTTTCTTTTGGTGTTTCACAAAATCCCCACGTTTTTTTTTCTGTTTTCATATCTATTTACTTTTGTTTAATATTTCAATCCGCTTTTAAATCGTTTAATGTTCTTTATTCGGTGGTTAGCATTAATACTACTTCGCTTATAATCTTCATCTTTTAATCCTTCGTTTAATTTTCCTATTACTTCTTTCATTGTTCTAATTTTTGGTTAAGGAATTCGTTCGCTTTCTCTATTGCTTTCGTTCTTGCTTCGTGACGGGTGTTGAAAAGAACACCATAATAATCCTGTTCTATATTCCAAGACCAATGCATTTTTTTCATACCATAATCTTTATGAGTTTCAATCTCAATGTAAATCCCCTCACTATCTAAAAAGTCAACGTAAACGCTAAACTTCATAGAGTCGGGATAAGATGTAAATCTTCTTTGATTATAAACCACACCTGTATCCTCATCGGGGTGAATCCAAAATTCAAACATTTTTCCTTTAGCTGATTTCGATTGCTGTTCTACAATCCACTTCTCAAACCGTTCCTTTGCTTTTCCTGTTAATTCCATTGTTCTAATATTTTTTTACTAAATCGTTTAATGTTCTTTATTCAGTTGTTATGCTTAATTAATTTCTATTTTCCACCTCTTTTGAGTCCTTGTTATTTTGCTACATTTGTGGCAAACCTTGTAAAGCATTGTCAACTCAAATAAATAGAAATTAACTCGTGCTTTTCTGTAAGTGTAGTTCTCGTGGCTACATTCAGTAGTTGTAAAAGTGTATGTGTGTATATCATTCATAAGCATAACATTATTTAAAAATCATTAAAACGCTTTTTACATTTAGCGTTGTACGTTATTATAAAGTTTTCTTTAATATTTCAATCCTTGTTGTATTGGTGCGAAATGTTCGCGTTCATAATTCTGTTGCATTTCAATCTTGTTCTGATTCGCTACATGTAACACCACAAACAAAGCTGTGATCGTTAAGCATATCATCAAGGCCAACAAGAAGCCGTCAATTTTTTCGTTTTCTTTCATGGTACGAATATACGAATAATTTATTTAAGAACCGCAACCAATACAATCAAAATGTGAATCGGTCGGTTTCGTTCCGTTCAGTTTCATTTCAAGGTTGTGTATTTCGTCCTTGATATTCATGTCCTGGAACATATCGCCTGACAGTTGTTTCTTGAGCGATTCGATTGTTGCTTTAATTTCTTCTTCCATTATCTTAGTATTGTATATCTTCCTTTCTGACTTAATTGCTTTATAGCCTGAACCGATAACGATAACGATATGACACCATCATCGTGGATTCCTTGCGGTGCTGAATATTTGACCCGTCTTGATTTTGGATCGTATATGTACGTGAACGCTTCGAGTTCGTCGATTAACCAATCGTGGTCTAATATCTTAATGATACCTTGTTCGAACTGAACCGCTAAGTCTTCAATCATAATCGGTTTGGTTTTGGTTGTCGTCACATACGGTTCGACTAAGTTCTTGCATTTAGCTTTTAGCATCTCATAGAACACATCACCTTGATTGTTCACCTCGACATATGTAAGTGCCTTGTATCGATTTATAACTGAAGCGACCTTATTGATTATGGCAGACCATTCATCATGTCTCCATCGTTCGACGTGAATCATATTCTGTTTTGAATCGAGTATGGTCAGAACCGTATAATCATCAGCCCGTCCAATATCAAGACCACCGAACAAACGACCGACTGCCGTTCCTGGTTGACTGATTGCATTATCCTTTACGTTCTTGAATAGACCGCTTGAGTTATCCATGAACTCGGCAAGGTATTCTTGTCTGAACACATGGTCAGGAAGTGATCGTTTAATCGCATCGATTTCATTCGGGTCAATCATCGGATTGTCATATGAACCAAAATGAAAGTATCTATACTTGTCATCGTAATTATGTTGAAGCGATAGATTGTAAAAATGATTCTTCCCTTTCGGAGTCGATATGAATATAACCTTCTTGCCTTTGACTAGAACCGTTGCTTGCAACACCTCGCGCCATAATTCGGGACGGGTGAAAGCCATCTCATCAATGACCAAATAATCGAATGTATTACCACGAATATTATCAGGACGTTCACCGGAAAAGAATCGGATAGTCGAACCGCATCCTTTCACAGTTAGTTCAGACCGATTGAATTCGAACATACCGCTTCGAACCGTTGCGCGTTCTAGTTCGTCGAATACTTTCTTTGATTGTGAATAAACCGGACTGACCCAAGCTATTTGTGAACCAGGATTGTTGATTGCCCAATACAGAAGCTGATTCGTTGCGAACATAGTTTTTCCCCATTGTCGCCCAATGTTACAAACGTAGTATTTAGCCGGTTCGTTATTGATTGAATCATGAATCAGACGTTGATTATGATGTGGCTTATATCCTTTGACTGTACTCAATCGTTATGAATCAAAATCGAATTTGTCGACTTGCTTCGATTCGATGTGTTGTTTATCGTGCATGTTCAATGCGTTCTTTGCGTAGAATATACCCTTGCCTTCATTCGCTACGATATCTCGCGCTAATGAGTTGAATCGTTCCGTTATTCTTTTTATAGTGTCACGTTTAAGGTTCTCATCATTCTCATCACCTTTTTCACGAAGCCACCTATACCAAGTTTGTCTTGATATTGTTTCTTTGTTTACTATCCCTAACCATATGTTAAGAAAATAATCAACGGTCGGGATATGGCGATCCATTACTTTGACCACCTTACCCGATCCCGTTGCGTGTTCTTTTGTATGTGCTAAGCATTCAGCAAGATATTCTTCTGACTTTGCTTCAAGTGATTGAATGAACTCTATTGACTTACTCATAAATACTGTGTTATACTGTTTACTATATATATATTTTAATAGTATTTCACGTTTATCAAAAAGAAGTCTTGAACGGAAGTATCTTCTTTCAGTTCGTCCATTTTGGTTTCGGTTTGCTGAAGGTTCAGCACCGGAGTTTGTGCGTGTTTGAGTTGTCCTTCTGATATGAATGTGTATTCGATTCGATATCCTTTCTTTAAGTCTTTAATTTTCATTCTGTATTATTTTGATTAATTGTTCCTTTGTTGGATTCTTTAGTCTGTGACCTTTATCTTTTGCGAATTTACGCATTTCTTTGTAGGTCATTTCGATTGGTGCTTTGACCATTTTCATTTGAAGGACTGGTTTCGATTCCATTCGTTTCATATATGAATTGACATCGTGCATTGCTTTTCGGACACAAGTTCCGCAGTCCATATTCGTGAGCGGTGTGCATCCTATTTCGGCAACGATTTCTTTCAGTTCTTTCTTGAGTGTCATCGATACGGCAAACGAACCGGTTCGAGATAGTCTGTCAAGTTGACCTTGCAGTTCTTTAGATATTTCATTTTGTTTCATATATGTAAATTAAGTTAGTGATAAGATACGATGTTGGAAACGCCCACCAAAAGTTCGGTGCGAATAGAAGCAACATAATAAGCGCAACCCATCCGGACAGACACGAAGCGCAATTAAGCGGTTTGATGTCAGGAAGGTTAAACGTTGTCAGAATCATTCCGATTGCACTCGCTGTAATAAGTAGTATTAATATCATCTTTAAGTTGTTTGATTGTTTCGGTTATGTATCGTTTGTTTAGTTTTGTCTTGGTTTCGATTTCTCGATATGTCATTCCATCCATTACCATTTGACCGACTTTAATTTTAAACCAATCTTCAGGTGTTGGTGGTGTTCGGTTCATATAGTCGTGAAGGAAGTCAAGATATTTCTGACCGTTTTCGATAATGATGTCATCGATTGGATCGTGGATTTGTCCGTCATCTTCGAAGCGAAGTTCATTAACTCGATTCAGTTTGTTGAAATCTGAGTTGTGCCAATTCCATTGCTGATATGCAGTTCTTGCGAAGTAAGCCGCTTCGTTATCTATTTCTTCTGTTTTCTTCAGCATTATGAAGTAGACATGAACGACCAGGTCAGGCGACAGTTCTGATTCGTTTGTAATCTTGTCAGCGATTCGATACGGTTCTTCTGTCTTGAATAGATTCATTTCTTAATCATTGTATTGACCGAACCTTTTTTGAAGCGGTCATAATTCTTGAGTAAATATAGTAAATTATCCTTTGTCATTTGTGCTTGTGTTGATAACTTTGGATTCTTTATTGCTCCGATGATGTCCGAACACAAATGAACATATGCGTGAAGGTTTTGATAATAGTCGCCACCGTCACGCAATGCACAATTTTCTTTTGATAGTAGTCTGTCAACTATCTGAGCGAATGTTAAAATGTCGCTATGATCTTCCATCCTTGAATTGAAGCATAATATTTGTCATTCCATTCAGACCCACGCAGATTGATATCGATTTCACATTGTTGACCTGGTTCGAAATCGTTCAGTAAGTCGGTCGCATCCTTTAAGAATTCAATCGGGATATGCTGTTCGTAATTCCCGTCTTTAACTGTTAATACTAAGACTTGTTTTTTGAAGCCTGAATCGAATGTCACGATGTCTTGCTTGAGTTTAATTGTTCCTTGTAATTTCATACTATAATGATGTTAAAATGTACAGCCCGTAAGCCAATAAAAATATTGCGATTGTTCCTTGTAGGCATCCGCCCAACATTGAGCCGGTTGATTGCTTCTCTTCTACTTCTTCTTTCATACTATTGGTTTTTGATTTGTAAATTATTTAATTCTTTTATATAAAATTCTAATTGTTTTCTTCGATGCGTTTCATTTCTGTGTTTGCTCTTATCTTTATAGTGAGCAATTTTAAACTTGACATCTTTTATTATATCTTCTGTCCCCATTCGATTTGTTTTTTAATAAATATTTCTTCTTTTTTTGAATCTGTTAAATTTAAAACTAAAGGAAGCCATCTTAATTTTTTATATACCTTGCCTGGTTTAGCTATTTTATAATCATAAATTTCACCACCGTCAAAAGATACTATCATCGGATGACATGACGTAACTTCGATAGCACCTTCATTCATTAATTCATTGACCGAACGAATAAAATCTTCATTCACATCTGTCGCAACGAAAACATTTCGTGCTTCACCATCGGTGTTTTGTAAGTACCAAACAAGTTCGCCTGACGAATCCTTCACCCTTCTTTTAAGTCCGGTTAATGCTATATCACCGTATCGACTTATAGCTTTGATTATATCTTCTTTCATTGATTCTTGTTTTTGATTGTTTCTATTTCGTTCTCTATAAATTTAATCGCTTCACGACATTTCGATTCGATATCAGCTTCAAGTGTTTCGTCACGAAAGTATGTGATTGATGTCAGTCTATGTTCGGGTGCGATGTGATCGACTAAATGAATAGAATGATTATCCCAATCCTTAAGCTGTTCGATTGGTGTTGTAACCATTGCATAAAATAGTCTGAATACTTCCTTATCGTAAAGCATCATATATCCGCGACCTTGCCATTCATACAACGATGAATTAGATTTCGCTTCAGCTTCATCTTTTGTTGCCGGAAACGTTTCGAGTGACCAGGATGTTTTCGCATCTAGGATAGTATCATTTGATTCGATATCACATTCACCGGTTAGGAACTCATTTGTTTTGCGTTCGGTGTTCTTCTTATAATCTGTGAAGTGAACTGCATTGTACAAATCGATACTGTCTTGTTCACACGCGTTCCCTTTGTCGATATACTTCGAATCGATTTCGGTTGTGTACTCATAGAATAGTTGCTTTGCACGTTGACGAAGATATGTCTTTGCACCTTTCGATAGCGTTTCGCCTTGTTCCATTTCTTTCTTTGTCGGATTGGTCATAATCTTTCCAAGTTCCGAACATCTTATTCTTATGTCCTTCATGACTGTAAAGATTTGATTTGAACGTCTGTCAATTTATAACTGTTCTGAAGTGCTTCGATTGTAGTCTTACCTTCTTTGATTGCTTTCGATGCTTGTTCGAACCTGGCATCAGTAATCTGTGCTTTTTCTTTTGGTTCGATTTGTTCGATACGAAGTGCATCCACAATCTGACCGAACGCTGACACAGACACAACAAACAATGTCACTTTCTTTCCTGACCATTCTTCGATGTAGTTCGTTCCATGTGCTTTCGCAATCGCTTTACAGTTGGTAACGTTTAGAATCATCGGTTTCGATCCTTCGAAGTGGCAGATAGTACATTCTTCATCTTTACCGTCTTGACCTTTTACTTTGTCTTGAATTACTTTCTTGATAGTTAATACTCGCTTCTCGCCTTGAGTGAAGTCGTACGCTCCGAGATAAGTCGGATTCGTTAATTTTTTCCAATGTGTTTGGTTCATAATATAATTGTTTTTTGTAAAGATAATAAATTATTTTAATTCTACAACATTATTTGTTTATTTTTTTTGCGGGTACTCCGGCAACAGTACAATTCGATTCGATGTCTTTCAATACAACTGACCCTAATCCAACGGTAACATTGTCACCAATTACAACCGACTGATGAACTGAACTGTTCGGTGCTATCCAACAATCAGAACCAATACGAACAGAACCACAAAGAACAGAACCGGCAATGATTAAACTTCTTTCACCTATCACGACACCATGCGCAATGTGAACAAGGTTATCAATCTTTACATTATTGCCAATGATAGTACTTCCAAGAACAGCTTTGTCGATACAAGTATTATTGCCGATGTGAACTCCTGACTTGATAACTACATTTCCAATGTGATTCAGAAGTTCGCCTTCTTCATATCCGAAACCATCCGCACCGATTGTGCAGTTATCACCGATGACAACGTCATCTTCAATTATAGTTCCTTTGTGAATTATCGTATTGCTTCCAATCTTTACACTCGGATGAATAGACGTTTCAAGTTTAGGATCAAAGTCTTTTATATATTCCGAGAATGATTTTCTTGGATTGTCGACTGTTATTAAATTAATTCTTGTCTGCCTTGCGATTGGAATATATCGAAGTGTTCCGATGTCGTGAACGAAAACAGTTCCTTCTTTGACTTTGAATAATCGCGGCAAGTTATCTTGTGAACACCACCCGATTGAATTCTTATCGAAAGATTCATCGAATATTGATTTTGGTATTAAATTCTTTTTTATCATTGTTTATTTTTTGAAGCCTTTACAAAGAAATATTTTTCTATTCTTAGCCGTATCTAATTCGTGAACCAACTCAACATTTAAGATTGAATCGTAACGTTCCACAATCGAT